ACAATGGCCTTACGTCGGACATCGAGTAGCTTCGGGCGAGGAGTCATCATCGGGAGTCCGCCGATGACTTTCTTGATGTGGCGATGGGCCTCTCTCACCTTCTCCAACTTGAGTGCCTCATCCTCGGGCCGAACAAAATCAAACGCGGTCGTGACTGCATCGTCTACGCTGCCACGGTGAACGTTGTACACGGCGGCGGCGGTCAAGGCGTTGGAGTAGCGGTCGTAGCGGATCGCAATATTTCTACGCTTAGCCAACTCGTGAAACTCACCGGGTGTAAGCTCCTCGAACTCTTCCCAGGTGAGCCGGAAGTCGTAGCGTGCCCAGGCCCACAGTTCGCCCCATGTCTCCGGGGCTTGTTCTATGCGGTCGTCGGGACCGCTGATACGTTTGGGTCAGCGGTTGCACCCGCATCCTTGGCCTTAGCCTCAGCCTCGATCTCTGCGAGATGCTTTTCGTACGCCTCCCGCACGCCCGGGAACATCAACTCGAAAATGGCGTCGGAGAGCAAGCGCTGGCACTCGGGGTTGAGGATGTCACGCACCTCATCCAGAGTCACTTCTGGGTTGAACCTATCGAGGCCGCCCCACACGATTACAGGGAATTCTTTGCCGGAGGATAGGCTCTGCCAGTCGGCGATCTTCTTGATGTCCTTGCCGATGGCCTCCTCCACCTTGGCGATGGCCTTGTAGGTGTAGGCGAGCTTCCACGTCTTCGGCTCTGTGCCGTCCTCTGCATCTAGCACCAGGGTGAAGTGTGGAGTGACGCGCATCTTAATCGGTTCAGCATTCATGGGGTTCCCTTTACAGTTTGGCTTTCAGCATGCGGAACGCTGAGGCGATCTCAGTCTTGCCCATGCGCTCCGCTTTTGTGATGACCAAGTCAAACTCGGCCTTGACGGCAACCAGACCACGCTTAGCAGCGTAGTAGCCCAGGGCGAATCCAGCGACGAGAGACACAGCGACAACGACTTCAATGACCATGACGGTCTCCTTGAGACGAGTTCGGGGCATGCAGGTGGGGGCTCGCGCCCCCACCATGTCCGGGGTGGCTTAGACGTACACCTTGGGGCCGGAAATCTTGATCTTGATGTCAAGACGCGCGGGCTTTTCGAGCGGGAAGCTCGGTGTCATCGACTCAACGATGCCGGTGAAGGCGACGCTGTTGGATGAGCCGTAGAGCCCTTTCATCGCGACTGGAGCACCGGCCAGGCGGATGGCTTCGAGCGCAACCTGAGTCGTGTCTCCGGGAAGGAAGAACGCCTTCACGTCGATCGTGCCGGGGTCCTGGGTGGAGCCGATGAAGGTGTCCACGCCGTTGACGGTTGCCATGGTGGTGGTCTTCTCGGTGGCGACCTTGTCGCCGCTGATTGCGAAGGAGTCAACACCCGCAAGGGTGGTGAAGGTGGTGGGCGAGAGGGCGGAGGCGAATTCGAAGCTGTCGCCTATGCCTGTGGTGGGAGTGGACATGGTTGGTCTCCTGCGGCCTTACTGTTTTTCTTTCTGGGTTGTGGTTTAACAGCGGCCTTGGGGGCAATCGCTGCATAGAATTCGGCGGGTAACTCTTCCTTCGGAACTACGGGAAACTGCCTGTGGGTGCCGAGCTGCGTCGGATGGCATACGCTGCTGTCGTGTGCTCGGGCTACCAGCAGCTCAGCACCATCAACGCTGTCCAGCTCGTTGGCAGCGAGCGCCTCGCCCTGGAAGGCGTAATCTTCGATCCCGGTCTCCGGGAACTTATGTTTGTCCCACCAGGACCGCTTGTAGCACTGGCTCGATCCACACGCGTAGGGAACGTGAGGTCGGTTGGGCTCGAACCAATACTTATAGGTGCCGCTGTTCGACATGTCGAAGTAGTAGATGGAATGGAAGCCGGTCACCTGTTTGCCGGTTCCGATCAGACGTCCCACCTGCTCGCCTACTCGTTCTGGGTGGCTCCAATCGTCCTCGTCGATCGTGATGCAGATGTCGCCGGTGGCAGAGCTGGTGCCCAGGTTGCGGAGTGCACCCACTGGCATGCGGTCGCAGTGGTAATACTTAACGCGCGGGTCGTCCGGGATCAGGCTCTCGATTGGCTGCTCGTTGTTGTCGAGGATGATGAGTTCTAGCTCACCCTCGTAAGTCGAGGCGAGGAAGGCGGCGGCGGCTACTCGAAAGTAGGTGTCGCCATAGCCCACCGGGAGAATCCCGCTTACCTTTGGTAACTCTGACATGCGTTAACCCTTCTTATTCTCTAAGTCCATAAGGAGCCCGGTGCATTCCGTCACGAATACGTTCAGACATGCATCACGGCAACCCATCCAGGCGGTACCGAACCAGTGTTTGGCGGCCTGTGTCGCCGTCCCGAACTCCTGCAGAGAACCCCAGAAGGCCGGTTTCAGCGGACCGATCTCGATTTCCATCGTGGTCTCGTCGCCGTCCGTCCCCCAATGTTTTTGCCAGCCGAGCTCCTCTTCGAGGATTCCGACGCCCACGGGAACCGTCTCAGCCATTGCATCGAGTACCACCTGCGCGGCGGGCTCAGCACAGCGGCTGAGGTATCTCTTAGCAGCTTTTGGCGTTAACTCGGTGAGCAGGTTGCTCAGCTCGGCCAGCCCATCAATGTGAACCGCATCACTCACCGATCGCCTCTAGCGAGACGTGAACACAGCAGGCAAACACATGTATGGGGACAGGTCGCTGGCACCAGGACGGTGCGCTGGAGAGGACCGCAGAGGGTCTTCAATCCGAATAAATAGCTGTCTTCGCCTTACTGGTCTTCGCCTTGCCGTGTTCACGTGACTTGCTACTTAGGGGTTGATTAGTCGTAAAACCAGACGCGGAACTGGAGGTAGGCACCGTAAATGAAGCCCTTCGAACCCTCCTCGTACCGATCGTCCCAGTCCTTCTCAATGAAGACGGCGTTGACCACGGTTGCGTCGGTGTCGGGTAGAGTGCCCACATAGTCCTGGAGAAACTTGCGGATCGTGTTAGCCACGGCGCGGCTGCTGTAGTAGCCGGTCGAGTAGCATACGACCTGAAACAGCCCTTCGCGCAGGCCAGTGGCTCCAGCCATGTCATAGAAGTCAGTGGTCCCGACACGGGAAAAAATGAGGAACGGTAGGGCCGCGCCTTGGGGTGCAAGAACCCAGAAGGCTTTGGTGATGCCGTTGGCATCGACGCCGACAGCACTCTGCACACCGGCATTTTGAGTCACGAGTTGGAAGAGACCTTGCTCGATAGCCATTACTTGTTCACCGTATCGTTTTCCACAAATGTCCAGATGTGAAGCTCCTGCCGGTTGCCATCGGGGTCGGAGAAGCTTTCGATGTTGTGACGCTGGCCGCGTGCGAGGATGTTCATGCCGGTGTCCACTGCCCAGGTCTGCGGGTATCGGATGACGATCTTGTAGCTGGAGATGGAATTCAAAGTTTGGGGCTTTTCCTCCTGCTTGCCGCGCCACATGCTCACGTTCGCCCAGGGATTGGCCACGGCGACCTCGGGCAGCGGCGTGCCGTCAGCCGCGTTGCCGTTGTTCGGCTGGGTGACTGTGATCTTCGTGTTGTAGTCCGTACTTCCGAGATACCGGGTTCCGTACGGCTGCTTGGGCAGCTTCATGGGCTACCTCGGGATTCTCATGCTGCGGAAGGTGCGGAGCATCCGGCACAGGGTCATGCCGACTTCGCTTGTCGGCTCAACCGTGATGATCTGACGGACGTTGTAAAAGTGGTTGGCAAGGTAGAGGATCGCCATGATGAGGCGGGCGGGCACCTGGGTGGGGTCCGTGAGCGAGTAGCCCGCGTAGTAACTGATCTGCACGCAGTCTTGGCGACGATCGGTCAGTGGCCACGTGCAGCCGACATTAAGTGTGATCTTGTCGGCGAACACGGTGTAGTTGGACGGGTCAAACGTCTGCTTCGCACCGGTCGTGTCGTTGTAGGTCACCACCAGGTTGTTAGTGAGCGGCGAGCCAGAAGGGACCATGACGGGGCGGTACACCAGCTCGATTCCGTCGGTGACCGGGAAACCCACCCACCACCAGGGCGTTGCGAGAAATTGGTAGTTCAGGCCCAGGAAGTAGTTGCGCGGGTCGGCTTGCCCAGGGAAGAAGTCGTACGTTTCGAGGCGCTGCTCACTCAGGCAAGCCTGGGCGGCCATGGACTCAATCTCGTCGGTCGCGGCCTCGATCATAGTCAGGAGCATCTGGTAGTCGTCGGTGAGCACCGCCGGAGAGGACCCGTAGGCATACTTCTGCGGGACGTCAAAACGCCCGAACGATGCAAGCTGTTCGGGGGTGATGACCGGCTGTGTGCGCTCCGCTAGGATTTTCTGATACATCGTGGCTCCAGTTACTTCCGCTTGTTCAATTCGAGCTGGTGCGTGTAGATGCTAAGGTCGGGGGCCGCGTTGACTACCGGCTCTTCAACCACGGGCTTCACCACGACGGGTTCTACCACCGGCTCGGTCACAGCCTCGGCCTTCAATGCGCTCGGCACGTTGCTGAATACGTCAAGTTTGAATTCGTTCTTCACGGCAGACGTTTTGCTCACGGATGTGGCGAAACCCTTGGCAACTGCCTCGTCAGCGGCCATCCATGTCTCGACGTGCTGCATGGCAAGGATGTCGGCCTTGGGGAGGCCGGTCTTGGCAACGTAAATGTCCGCGATTCCGCTGGTGACTGTGGTCAAGGTGTCGGCCATCTTGCGCATGCTGTCTGCGTTGCCGCAGGCAATAGCCATGCCCTCGTGGATCATCATCACGCTGCCCGTAGCCATGGTGATGGTGTCCCCGGCCATGGCGATGATCGATGCTGCGGAGGCGGCCATTCCGTCAACGATCACTGTCACCGACTTGTTGCTGGTCTTGAGCAGGTTGTAGATGGCGACGCCGTCGAACGCGGAGCCTCCCGGGCTATTGAGCCGGACGGTGATCGACTTACAGGGGTCCTTGAGCGCGTCGCTCACTGTCTGTGCGGTGATACCCTCCCCAAACATGTCCGCGCCGATGGCACCGTAGATGTTCAGTGTGAGCACGTCACCGGTCTTCGCGGCGTTAAAAAACTTGTTAGTCATCGCTGTCTCCTCTGCCCAATGCGACCAGCTCTGCACGGGCTTGTTCCTCTGTCATGTCCTTGCGCTTGGTGATATACTCCTCAGCCTGTTCAGCCGAGATGTTGAGCACCTCGGCGACAAACTTTGCATCAATTTTGCCTTTGGCCTCTTTGCGCAGCACACGATCGGCCATGCTGCCAGCCAGCGCGTTCAAGCGTGCATTGGTCTTTTTCGCCGGTACTGGTTTAACGACCTGCTTTACCGGCTGCTTCTTCGGCTTCGGCGGAACCGGGTGCTTGAAGGGGGGCTCGGTATTGCCGTCGCTGTCGCCAGCCTCGTCGGGTTCATCTTCACTTGGGTCGGGAACGTCGGCCTCTTCGTTGGCGTCATCGGGGTCATCAGGATCTGGTGGCTTCTGGCCCGGAATGAAAAATTCACCGGTGACCGGGTTGTAGATAGCTCCGTTCGCCGGGCCGCTGATGAAGTCTCCACCTTCAATTGAGTCGCGGTCCTCAAGGAACCGAGCCTCGTTGGGTGTCATTTGCCAGCTATTAATGAGCACCTGATTAGTGAGCGCCCGCTCCTTCGGAGAGCCACGCAGGATAATGTCAGCGGCGTGCTTGGCATAGAGTTTGCCCCACTTTTTCTTGGGGATCAGGTCGCGCGTGATGCTCTGCTCGATCGCCGTGGTGAAGGGCAGCAGCGAGGTGTTGAAGTATTCGTCCAAGAAGGCTGAGCTCGATGCATAGGTGCTGTTCTGCTCGCCCAACCCCATCTTGACCATCAGCGGTGCACCGCCAAGTAGACGTACTACCTCCTGCTCTGACCATTTACGACTTTCAAGTAACTGGGATTCCTGGGCGTTGAAAGTCATCTTCACCCAGGTAGCGCCGCCGGGTAGTGCACTGAACTTGCCCGCATTCTGGGAGCCGCTGAAATCCTTTTTTAAGCGGTCAACTATGTTCTGGGCTTCCTTCTCATCGGGCGCATTGTCTGCATCGGGGAAGCTGATGAAACCACCCATGCCCAGGCCGTTGGCGAAGTTGCGCCCGGCCACTTCCTCCGCAGCCATGAGCAGTGACAAAGCCTCTTTGGCCAAAAGAATAAGTGGGCTGCCTTCCAAGCCGAAGCCCTCGAAGTTGAGCGCGGACACATGCCAAATCTGGTCCTGCGTGAATTCCATCGTGCCGCCCTGACCACAGTTTGTGTAGCGGTACTTCAGGGTGGGTGGCGTGGTGGTTCGGTCCCAGTGTGGTGTCATGTGCCAGGCGTTGAGCGGGATGAGACCGATGGGATCACCTGCCTGGTCTGTCAGAATCTGGCAGTAGCAGTTGCTGTTCATAATGAGCTGGGACGCGAGGAACCAACGCATTTGATACGAGGTCTGGTAGCTGTTCGGGCAGTCCTTGAGCAGTGTGTAGAGTGGATTGTCGATCGCCGGTTGCGTGCGAACGCGGCCATCGACTCTCTTGGTCTCGCGCAGAATAAGTGGCATCTTGGCGAGGTCGTTGGAGAGCATCTTAACGCCGCCCAAAAATGCAGACACGCGGAGAGCGGTCTCGCGGGTGACAACCTTACCGGCTGCTGCGGGTAGCCCAACGAGGGCGTGTACCAACTCGGAGCTGGGAGACGCAAAGGTGCTCTCCCCACTGTTTCGAAAGGCGTTTAACCAGCCCGCTCTGAAGTTATTAATGAAGCCCATGTGATCTCGCTTAAGGGTTAGTTAGTCGGTTGCAGGGTGGCGGAGTCGTCATTGTGGCTCTGCTTGAGTGGGTCGTAGCCGTACAGAATCCGCTGGTTATGCAGGCGTAGACCGCGCTCCATGCCCAGCCCGGCGTTGTGCAAAATGGTCTCCCACTGGGCTTGCTCGCTGGTCTGCCCAGGCTTTGCCTTCAGCGGTCTGCCCCGGCGTATGCCCTGGACACCACATGCGGCGAGGATGTGACTCACCCTGCATTGCGAGATCCCGAAGTGCGTGGCCACCTCTGACTGGTGCATGATGGGATTTGCGGCCACGTAGGCCACTACCTCGTCGTAGTCCGCTTTACGTTTACGTCCCTTGGGCATCGTGCTCATGCGCTCACCATCCAAACGGTTTTCTTTTTAATCTGGTTTTCTGGATCAGTTGCTCGCGCGAGAGCCATGATTAGGGAGGCGCAGCCGTCGATCTTTTCGCGCTTGCGGTCGCGGGCTGGCTTAATAAATCCGGTGCCGCGCTGGGTGTTCCAACGCAGGTTGCTCATCTGC